CCGAATTTAAAGGAATGAAAGAAATTCGGAGTATTAACCAGTCATTAAACCGTGGCGGATCCGATATTATTACTTTCTACACTTACAACCCGCCGGCTTCAGTCAACTCATGGGTCAACCAGGAAGCAGACTTAGCGGCGTTGCGAGATGACACCTTGCAGCACACGTCTGACTACCTAACTGTTCCTAAGAATTGGCTGGGTAAAGAGTTCTTGGCTGATGCGGAACAGCTTAAACACGATAATCCAAAGGCTTATGCTCATGAATATCTTGGTGAAGTGACTGGTACTGGTGCTGAAGTATTCAACAACCTAACCATTCGGGAGATTACTGACGAAGAAATCTCTCGCTTCGATAAAGTCTATCACGGCATTGATTTCGGATTTGCTCGTGATCCACTTGCATATGGTGACATCTATTGGGATTCGGCTAGACGCCGGATCTTTTTGTTTAACGAGATCTATAAAGTTAACATGACCAGCCGTGAAGCCGCTGAAGCAATCAAGCAGCTTAATCCGGATAACGAATTAATCACGGCTGATTCAGCCGAGCCACGAACAATTAGGGAGTTTAGAGACCTAGGCTTAAACGTTATCGGGGCTAAGAAGGGCCCTGGCAGTCGTGAACATGGCTTCAAATGGTTGCAGGACTTACGTGAAATCATTATCGATCCTAACCGAGCACCCAATACGACTCGTGAGTTTACCGGTTACGAGCTGGAAAGGGATGCGAATGGAAACTTTAAATCAGGCTACCCCGATGGTGATGATCACTCGATCGATAAAACTAGATACGCACTCGAATCACTGATGAAGAAAGGGGGCTTTGTGCCTTGGACGTAAAGACAATGAAGGATCTGCTACAAAATACTGACGGCAGACGAATGGAATTCAAAGGGATGTTTGACCGCTCACTACGGTATTACTTTAACGAGAACGATATAACGAGCCGTAACGAAGGTGAAAGCAAGCTCAATAAGAAAGGCAATGACGAACCACTTAGGCAAGCCGACAATCGAGTTAGTAACAACTATCATCAATTACTCATTGATCAAGAAGCCGGCTACGTTGCCACTAACCCACCTGACATCGATGTGGAAGACGAAGCCCTCAATGACTCAATTAAGGAAGCTTTAGGAGATAACTTTAATCTGCGGCTTAATCAATTGGTTGTTGATGCCAGCAACGCAGGTGTTGGTTGGGTTCATTACTGGATTGATGAAGCTAATCAGTTTAGATATGGCGTTGTTCCGCCTGATCAGATTACCCCAATCTATTCAAACGACTTAGACCGTAAGCTACTAGCCTTAAGACGAACATACAAACAGTTAGATCCTGAGGACGGTAAGTCTTACTCAATCCATGAATACTGGACTGATAAAGAAGTGACTGTGTTTAGGTCACGACTAGCAAACTACAAGGACTTGTCGCCATTAAACGATCGCTTCACTGTATACGATGCAACATCTAATGATGTGATTGGGACTGGTAACACGATGCAACACAATTTTGGTCGTATTCCATTTATTGCCTTCCCCAAGAACAAGTATTGGCGTCCAGAATTATTTAAGTATAAAGGTCTCATCGATGTGTATGACGATATTTATAACGGATTCGTTAACGATTTAGATGATGTGCAGCAAGTTATTTTAGTGCTGACCAATTACGGTGGGCAATCGCTTGAGTCATTTAGAAAGGCATTAAAGGAAGACAAGGCCGTTAAAATGGACAGCGTCGGTACTGGCGATAAAACTGGTATCGAAAAGCTTACTATCGACATTCCTACTGAAGCTAGGAACATTATGCTAACGACGACAAAATCAGATATTTTCGTGCATGGTCAGGGAATTGATCCAACTAAGTTCGATACAACTAATGCTAGTGGTACAGCCATTAAGATGCTGTATTCAACGCTAGAGCTTAAAGCGTCTACGACTGAATCTTATTTCAGAGACGGTGTTAGTGAGTTAGTTAGAGCAATTATGCGCTGGTTAAACGCTGCCGATTATGACAGTCGTAAGATAAGCCAGACTTGGACTCGAAATGCTATTCAAAATGAATTGGAACAAGCTCAGGAGGTTGCTCAGGTCGCTGCTATTAGTAGTGATGAAGCTATCGCTAAGGCCAACCCGATTGTGGACGACTGGAAACAAGAACTTGAGGATAAGCAAGATGATGTAGTTAAGAACGATGGCTATAACAACCCAGGCGCTCTCGATGACCTAGATGACGGAGATGAGGATGATGACGAGTAACCAAGAGTATTGGCAACGCCGTTTTATTCAAGTCAAAGCTAGTCAAATCAAGAACACTGAAGCCTATGAAAAAGCTCTACAACCAGAGCTGAATGGCTTACGTCGGCAAATGCAGTCCGACATCGAGATATGGACGACCAAGTATGCCAACACTAAAGGATTAACGACAGATCAGGCTCGTAAGTCGTTGGCCGGCATTCAAACTAAAGATTGGAATCTCACTCTCAAACAGTTTGAGGCTAAGGCCAAACAAGGCGGTTACGAGGACGAGCTTAATTCAGAGTATTATCGCAGTCGCATTGCTCGATTACGTGAGTTAGAGACGCAATTATCTAATCACGGGACCAAGTTTGCCGGACAACATACCAAGTCAATGGGCAAAGCTTTATCTGGTCAATATGAAGATACTTACATGCGCAACATCTACAATGGTCAGATGGCACACACAGCAATCACTAGCAACTTTGCTCGCTTTAGCCCAGAGCAAATGCAAATGGTTGTCAGCAAACCATGGGCTAAGGACGGGAAGAACTTCTCCGCCAGAATCTGGAAAAATTATCGAGATGATATTCCAGATTTGCTAATGAATCATTTGCTTAAAGGCACGTTGCTTGGTTATAGTCCCGATCGGATTACCCGTAATTTCAGAGCGGGTTTTCAGGATATTAAGCGTAGCAATGTTCACCGATTAGTTACTTCGGAGATGGCACACATTACTGAAGAAGCAAACGCTAAGGCTTATGAAGAGATGGATATTGATCAATACGAATACATGGCTACTTTGGAGTCTCACACTTGCGATATTTGCCGGGTGCTAGATAGCAAACGATTTAATGTTAAGGATCGGGTGCCAGGATTAAATGCACCAGTTATGCATCCATATTGTCGTTGCACTACGGTTCCTTACATGGACGACTTACCCGACGTTAATGAACGCTGGTCACGAGATCCTGAGACTGGTAAGGGCAAGATGGTTAGAAATATGAAATTTGGCGAATGGAAGAAGCTAGTTAACTCTGGGGCTGAGATGCCTAAGCCAACACCATACAAACCCACTGGATATGCTATTAATCTAAATAACGTTTTGAGTAGTGATGATAATGAACGCTTAAGTGAGTTAGGGACTGATGTTCCAGAGACCTTCATGAAGATCCTTGAAAAAGCACCTGAGAATATGAAGAAGCTATTTGCAACACGGCCAAAAGCAGTGGCGATTAGGACTTCACCTAACGGGGGTTCCTATTATTTAGCTGATAGTAAGCTAATTCAATTTGATAAAAAATCGTTTAAGGGCAATACCAGGTATGCAAAAGAAAACGATGTATTATTTCATGAACTTGCTCACAGCATTGACGATACTGGAGATGGTGCAATTCTACAGACCGTTCACCGCTATCTAAAAAGGTCGGTGAAAGATGCTGAGATTGTAACTTACTCTAACTATAGCCTTAAGCCAAAATACGGGTTACAGGATATGCTACACAAAGAAGGACTAGCAGCAGTTCAGTCTATCTATGATGAATTTCCTGATGTAGTATCTTCTTATAATGTGGAACGGGCTTGGAGAGAGCAATATATAGCCGATGACGATACAAATTGGCGACCTTTTGCTGATGTTTCAGATATGGTTGAAGCTGCTACTAATGGCGGGTTATCGTTAGGTTTTGGTCATGGGAAAGGCTATTGGACGACCAAAGAGTATGGTGGTAACAAGAAAGTTACTAACGGTCATGCAGAAGCCGAGTTTTTCGCTGAATCAACATCAGCCACGATTAATAATCCCGAATCTTTAGCACAAATCAAAAAATATTTCCCTGAATCATATAAAATATACTTGAAGATGGTTGATGACATCATTAAAGAACGTAGCGAAAAAGGAGAGTGATGACATGTTACACTTTGAAATTGGTGCTTCTGAAGTATTGAACCCTGTCCTTGACGCTTATACCGAACAATTCGGTGATGATTTTCCACTTTATGAATACCTTAATGTGACTCAAAATGATGAATACGATATTTCTGTGACTGGTGCTAAAAGGCTAGTTGATTTGATTAAACAGAGTATTAGTCAGAACCGGCCGGTACCAAAGCCGGATGATTATGATGACCGTGTATATTAACATGCTTTAACCTAACGCCCGCATAGGCGTTTTTATTTTGTCCTAAGCATGACGTAAAACTGCTTTTTGTTTTGCCTCGAATGTGGCCGCCCCACGTAAAAA